TACAAGATAGTCTATCGGTTAAATGATGAATAACATCACCTTTAAAAAATAATGCTACATGATTTAAAGTTGGATGAAGAATACTCATGAGCAGAACATCTCCATCCTCTAATTTTTCATCAGGTCTTAATTCTCTAAAACCTGTTCTCCATGCACAACTTTCAAATAATGGATTATGTAAAAATTCTTCTGGTGTAACGGGTCTATCCCAATCTTTAAGCTCTATATTTTTTTCTTCTTTATACCAATCTCTAACTAAACTCCAACAATCAGTAATACCCCAAACCCATTGACGGCCCAATAAAGGTGGCTTGTATCCACATGGTTCTAAATACGCCCACTGTTCTGTTTTTGGATTAACAATATACCACGGAAGGTTACTATCTTCACAGCTTATTTTATCTGCCTGACTAGGATTAGGTGGGGTAATCGGGTGACTATGAATTACACCTACTATCTCTCCTGTATTATCTGCCTTAACATAATCCTCTGGATCAATGATAAAACATTGATGATCTGTCATCGAAAGATTACGACAAGGAAAATATTTTTCTTTGCCTTTTACGTTTAATAACAAACCACAAGATTCTTTAGGATCTTCTCGTTTTGCATGAAGTAATGCTTTATATTTCCAACTCATTGAACAAACGTACCAATAGACGGAAAAACAGAGCGAGTACATTGACGTTTAGGAATCCTTACACCAGCAAGATCAGTAGGAGCAGCAAGTT